AAGGATGCCAATATGGCTATGATCGTTGCAGGGATAGTTAAAGACGCATACCATGACGAGTTAGACAGTGAAGATAAGAGAAGAAATAATACTTGTGAACAACAAGAGCGACAGACTACTAAAGGCACGTGAGAATGCCAAGTTGCATAGAGACTATTTAATTAAACAACTAAGAGAAGAGGAGAAAATAAAATGCGTACAAGTACTAAGAGAGAAAGAGTTTGGAAGTATATACTCAAGAACAGGCTTGACACGCCCAAAAAAGTAGCAAAAGCGTGTAAGGTATCGTATGGCTATGCTTTGAAGATTATTAATGAATCAGGCACACCAAAAGAAGTTATTCTAGCAGAGTCCAAACCACCCGTCCGCTGTCAGCTACTTGGTGAAGCGTCGAGCCTCACAGCTACAGATCGTAATAAAGACTATGGTGATGCCGTTGAAAACCACGAACACATTGCACGGATTTACAATGCAATCACAGGACAACGTCTTACAGCGAGAGACATCACTCTGGTACACCAGGCAACGAAGTTAGCAAGGCGACAGACAAGCCCACTGAAGAAAGATCACTACGTAGATAACATGGCGTATGTTGGTATCGAATACGAATGTGCTATGAAGGAGGGGGAATGATTACTAAAACAGCTTATACCTTGATGGTCATGTTTACTGTTGATTTCACAGACCCCCAAAAATGTGCAGAGCAGAGCCTAGAAATGTATGGCGTTGATCGTTGCTATACGAGTTATGATAGATATGTAAAAGTGCCTTTACCTAGACCAGAAGGTTTAGAGATTGGAGAGACAGATGAACCTTATCACTATTGATTTTGAAACATTCTACAACAAAGAGTATTCTCTAAAGAAACTAACGACAGAAGAGTATGTGCGTGACCCTAGGTTTGAAGTGCTTGGGGTCGCTATCAAAGTAAACAACGGAGAAACGGAGTGGGCAAGTGGTACACAGGAACAACTCAAGGCGTTCTTACAGACGTTTGACTGGGAGCAATCAATGGTACTTGCTCATAATACTATGTTTGACGGTGCTATACTTTCTTGGGTTTTTGATATTAGCCCTCGCGCCTATACTGACACAATTTGTATAGCGAGAGCTGTCAACGGAGTAGAGACCAGTGCCTCACTAAGCGCACTCTCTGAGAAATACAAGATAGGAAAAAAGGGTGACGAGATACAGAACACTCTTGATAAACACAGGCAAGATTTTACTAGCGAAGAATTGGAACGACTAGGTGACTACGCTGTCAATGACGTAGATTTAACCTACGATTTATTTGCAATCATGGCAAAAGGGTTTCCGAAGAAGGAACTTAAACTTATTGACCTATCGTTGCGTATGTTCGTAGAGCCTATGCTAAAACTGGATCGGGCTTTGCTAGAGAACCATATTACCGTAACACGTCAACGCAAAGAAGAGTTGCTTGTAGATGCTCGCGTGTCTAAGGAAGACTTAATGAGTAACGACAAGTTCGCGCTGCAGCTGCAACAGCTTGGGGTATCACCCCCTAAGAAGTTAAGCCCCACTACAGGTAAGAAGACGTGGGCTTTCGCCAAGTCTGATGAAGAGTTTAAACACCTGTTAACACATCAGGACGAGAGGGTGCAATCACTTGTTGCGGCCAGGTTGGGTAATAAAAGCACACTTGAAGAAACAAGAACGCAAAGGTTCATCGACATAGCAAAACGAGGCACTTTGCCTGTACCCGTTAGGTATTACGCGGCTCATACAGGGCGTTGGGGTGGTGATGATAAGATAAATTTACAGAACTTACCTAGCCGTGGAGCGAATGCAAACATGCTAAAGCGTGGCATAATTGCACCACAAGGATATTCTATAATAGACGCGGACTCGGCACAGATAGAGGCAAGAGTGTTGGCGTGGCTTGCCGAACAAGACGATTTGACCCAAGCGTTTGCCAAGGGTGAAGATGTTTACAAGAAGATGGCATCAAAAATATATGGTGTAGCAGAAAGCGAAATTACGAAAGACCAACGCTTTGTAGGTAAAACCACTATCTTAGGCGCAGGGTATGGTATGGGAGCGCAGAAGTTTCAAGACCAACTTAAGACATTTGGGTTTGACATGGAGCTACATGAAGCACGACGTGTAATACAGGTTTATCGTAGTTCTAACTTGGATATTAAGAACTTATGGCGTGACGCTCAGTTGTTTCTAAAAGATGGCAACACATTTGGCAAACAAGGAGTGTTGTATGTAGAAGATGGTAAGATACTTTTACCCTCTAGTCTGTATTTACGCTATGATGACTTACAGTTTACCCCTACAGATAAAGGCGTGGAGTTTGATTACAAAACAAGACGAGGTCGTGTACGAATATATGGTGGTAAGATAATAGAGAATGTATGCCAAGCCATAGCGCGTTGCATTATTGGCGAACAAATGCTACAAATAGCAAAGAGGTACAGAGTTGTCTTGACAGTGCATGACAGTATAGCGTGTTGTGTCAAAGACGAAGAGGTGGGAGAAGCGCAACAGTACATCGAAGAATGTATGCGACAACCACCAGAATGGGCAGAAGGTCTACCGATAGATTGTGAATCGGGAACAGGCAAATCTTATGGAGAGTGTGGATGAGTTTAACTTGGAAAGACATGTGGAGGGTATGCCATATGCGTATGGAAGGTCGGAGTTGGAAATACATAAAAGAGGCTATACCAAATAAAAATATTTACTCTAAATTTAAAAGACTATCGATGATTATGGTTCATGTAAGTAGTGAAGGACACAGGTGTAAGAGTTGTGGACACGTACACGACATACGCATAGCGAGGACTAAACACCGATGAGTATAGCACCGTGGTCATATAGTAGAATCAAGGCATTCGAACAATGCCCCAAGCAGTTCTATCATATGAAGATAGCAAAAGATTATAAGGAACAATACACTGAAGCTATGCGTTACGGAACAGAAGTGCATAGTATAGCAGAAGATTTTATAAGTGATGACACACCAATACCAGAGAAGTTTGCCTTCCTCAAAGGTCCCCTGGAAGCACTTAAACGTAGACAGGGTAAGAAGTTTACAGAGATGCGTATGGGGCTTACAGCCGACCTAGAGCCGTGTGGGTTTCAAGACAAAGATGTTTGGTGGAGAGGTATAGCCGATCTAGTAATAGTTGACGGAACAAAAGCTTGGGTGGTAGACTACAAAACTGGACGAAATGCGGAGTACGCGGACAAGGGTCAACTGGAGTTAATGGCAATGGCAACATTTAAATACTTCCCCGAAGTAACTAAAGTATACGCAGGTTTGATGTTTGTTATAGCTAAGAAGTTTATAAAAGCTAAATATACATTTGAAGATGTACCCTCACTATGGGATAAATGGTTAGCCAGTTTTGATCGCATGCAGATTGCGTATGACAATGATACGTGGAACGCACGTCCTAGTGGATTATGTAAACGACACTGCGCAGTGATTGAATGTGTATATAATGGGAGTAACTGATGCCATATACAAAATCGCCTAGACCATATAAGAAAGAATATAAACAACAGAAAGCAAGAGGTGAACACCCCGACAGGATGGAACGTCAACGTGCTAGAAGAGCTTATGACAAGAAGGGTATAAACCGTAAAGGTAAAGATGTATCTCACAATAAGATGTTAAGTAAAGGAGGTTCTAATAAAGATGGTACTAAGTTAGAAAGTCCGTCAAAAAATAGAGCAAGAAACGGACAGAAGAAGAAAAAGAAATGACAAGAAAAGACCCTAAAACAGGAACAGGAAAGAAACCGAAAGGTTCTGGAAGGAGGTTATACACCGATGAAAATCCCAAAGACACAGTCCCTATTAAATTTGCCACTGTGGCAGATGCCCAAGCAACTGCTCGTAAAGTTAAAAGAATTAATAAGCCGTATGCTAGGAAAATTCAAATCCTTACTGTGGTGGAGCAACGAGCCAAAGTCGCAGGGAAACCAAGACAAGCCGCGATTGCAAAAAAAGCCAAAGAAGAGCTTAGAGCAAAACACAAAGCCAAAACGCGGAAGACCTAAAAAGAAATAAAAAATAAAATGAGAGAGAGAAATGCAAATAGTAGACAACAAGGCGTTACGCTTACGCTTACGTGACCCCAGTAAAGTTATTGACGCTATACCTAAGAGCCGTAAGGTTAGCGACAATGAAGTAATAGTTAATTGGGGAATTGCAGAAGCACAGAGCCTGAATCAGCTAGGTATAAAATCACCGTCCCCCATAGAAGCAAAATACAAATGGACAGGAAAATATAAACCGTTTGAACACCAAGTAGCGACTTCATCATTCCTTACTATACACCAAAAAGGATTTTGTTTCAACGAACAAGGTACAGGTAAGACAGCAAGTGCTATATGGGCATCAGATTTTTTAATGAAACAGGGTGTTGTGAACCGTGTGCTTGTTGTATGCCCGCTGTCGATCATGGATAGCGCATGGCGTGGTGACTTGTTTACATTTGCTACACATAGAACAGTATCGGTGGCACATGGGTCAGCAGATAAACGTAAAAAGATAATACGAGAAGGCTCAGATTATGTAGTGATAAACTACGATGGTATTGGTATTGTATTAGACGAACTAAAGAAAGGTGGGTTTGACCTTATAATAGTAGACGAAGCCACACACTATAAGAATGTTCAGACGAGGCGCTGGAAATTACTACGTCAGTTAGTACATGATAACACGTGGCTGTGGATGATGACAGGTACACCCGCTGCGCAGAACCCTACGGACGCATATGGGTTAGCAAAACTTGTAAGCCCGAACCGAGTACCTAGATTTTTTGGTGCTTTCAAAGATATGGTGATGTTTAAGGTATCACAGTTTACATGGAAAATACGCCCCACTGCCACGGATACAGTATTTAGAGCTTTACAACCTGCTATACGTTTTACGAAGGACGAGTGCTTAGACCTTCCTCCT